CACTCAGAGAAGCAGCCGAGTATGCTCAGATATTAGAGAATGAAAATGTAGCCTATCTAAAATCTGACGGCTCACTGGAGTGTGGCTTTGAGATAGTTTCTCATCCAATGTCGCACTCATACTTTATTGATAGTGCTAATCCACTATGGCAAGTAGTCCGTACATTAAAATCAGATTATAATATGATGTCTTGGGGTACACGAACATGTGGACTTCATGTGCATATATCTCGTGCTGGGTTTAATGGTGGTACTCATCAGCATAGATTCTTACAACTGGTCTACAATAACAAAGACCTGTATGAATTACTTGCTGGTAGGTCATCTAGTCATTGGGCTAAGTTTGATGATGTTATCAATCCTAGAGATGGCAAAAAAACCTTTATGCACAAGGTAAATAGAGATACTGGTAGCGACAGGTACTCTGCTGTCAATACCAACAATAGACAAACACTTGAGATGAGAATCTTTAAGGGTAGTCTAAATCCGAGATTCATTAAGTCTGCCGTTGACTTAGCACACGCCAGTGTTGAGTACACCAGAATTATGAATGTTAGAGAGGTCGTAGATGGTGGCTTATCATGTACTAAGTTTATCCAATATATTAGGGATAACAAAGCAACATATGAATCACTGCACGATAGAATAATAATGCACAACGATTTAATTCAAAGGATAGAAAGGAAAGAGCATGTGTCTGCTGGTAGTAAGTTCTCCGAATAGCACGCCACGCAAGAAGGATTTAGATAATGCCTCTTGCAATAATCCGCATGGCTTTGGCTATGCAGTAATTGCTGGTAATAAAATTATTACTGGCAAGGGTATGTCCGCTAAGAAAGTTATCAAAGAGTTTCTTGCGGTGCGTAAACAATATCCAAATAGTTATGCTATGTACCATGCTAGATTTGCTACGCATGGCGTAAAGAATGAGGAAAACTGTCATCCATTCAAGGTGGGTGGTAGCGACCTTACATATCTAGCACATAATGGTATATTGCCAGTGCATATTGACCCAACCGATAAGCGTAGTGATACTCGTATATTTGCAGAGGATATCCTGCCTTCAATGGGTGGCATTACCGCATTAGACAATACTAACTTATATACCATGCTAGAAAAATGGTCTGCTGGCAACAAGATTGCTGTATTTACATTAGACCCTGTTGCAGAGTATGACTGTTATATCATCAATGAGGACTTGGGCTATTGGGACAATGAAGGCAACTGGTGGTCTAATGATTCATATAAAGAAAATACATGGAGTAAGTATTTTAAGTCGTACCCCAATACTTACGAATACACAAGTACTGCCGAAGATGATTATACCTGCACAATGTGCGGTATAGAAGTGGATGTCGATTATAATCCATACTATTGCCATGACTGTGGCGCTTGCTTTGATTGCGGTATGGTGCTAAACGATAACTGCATGTGCTGGACTCCTGAGCGAGATGAGTTCAGCCGACACAAACAAACGACAGGAGTATATGATGGACAGTATGACTTTGGCTTCTAGGGAAGAAGTCAGAAAAGTAATTATAGAGTTAATCTCTATCGCCAATTTGACAGATGAGAGAGACGACGCTATAATTGCTCGTGCAAGACTACTACTACAGAAACTATATGCCGTATAATACGGCAGAGAGGATAGATATGAAACTAAAAGTACACCACCCTGATGGCGATACCATAGCAGAGGTATACGATTATGCTGCTGGGGCATTGCTCATGAGCCTGTATGGTGATGGCTCAACGATTAGATATAAAAACCGAATCCTTTGGCTAGAAGGTGCTGACGGAGAAGGTGCTGAAAGTTATGACACTACTTCACTAACTGTGGAGAGAAGACTACGGGAGGTATCATGAACGAAGATATGAGAGAAGACCAAGAAGTATCTATTGAAGAAATAATGAGTAAGTATATGGTTTCATGTAGTGGGATTACCTCTACTGGATGGACTAAACACATTATTCTAAATGATGGTGCTAATCAATACTCAGGTAGATTACACTGGGATTCTGATATGGGTTATGACTGGTACTCTGATGGAGATATTCCACCTGAGTCATTTAGACCTGAGTTTGAATATGTGCTTGATTGCATAACAGAAGGGAATAGGTAATGGAATCTACAAATGAAGTATTGTGGGAAGCAAAAGTTAGAAAGATGGATGTTGGCAATATGAGTGATGAGGAGGTCAAAGCCTTGCAATTAGAACTCACAAATGCTGTACGCAGAATTACATGGGACTATGGGGTACATAACTAATGAGTGAACCAATGTATCTGCAAGGTGATGAATATGCTCTTAATGGAAATGAAGATGACATAGATGAGGATGACGACAGTGGGCTACCTGACCGCATGTGGGAGGATGACGAATGATAGTAGGGAATTGTACGGGTGATGAAAATCCTGATTACTGGTATCCTGAACTGCCACAAAGGCGAGCCAGTGTAGCCCAAATAGAAAAAATTATTAGCCAAACTCAATATGCACTGGACAAATGTCATACTTGTCCTGTAAAATTAGAGTGTAGAAAAGAAGGCATGAAGGAGAAAAACCTACCCTATGGAATATGGGGCGGTATGCTCCCAGCCGAGAGACTTTACTTCAGTGGTTATAGGAGAGGTACTCGTGCAGTCGGCAATGAAAAAGAAAGACCATTTTTGCTACAAGACTATGTACAGGATTGGATATGGTGGTAAATGAAAAGATTATTTATATTCTTAGTAATCATATTTCTATTCGTGCACGCCCCTAAATTAGAAAGTGCACCTGCAAAACATAAATGGGATGTAAATGACAGTAAGGCATATGCCAAGGACGCTGTATTTTCTTGGAGTCAAAAAGAATGGAAATGTCTTGATAAATTGTGGACCAAAGAATCTAACTGGAGACCCGAGGCATATAATCCCGTAAAAGTTATGGGACGAAATGCTGGTGGCATACCGCAGATTCTAGGGCTGTCGCCCGACACAAACCCAACAGACCAAATCGACAGAGGAGTGGATTATATTATGCATAGGTATACCACATTCTGTAAGGCATGGAGTCATTTCCAAAAGAAAGGCTGGTACTAATGCCTAACTATGAATATAAATGTAATGATTGCGGTACTTCAGAGGACCATTATAGAAATGTAAATGAAAGAGATAATGTTCCTGGTTGTCAATACTGTACTAAACCAACAAAACGGGTAATCAATGCAGTTCCATTTAAGTTGAATGGCACTGGCTTTTATTCGACAGGAGGATAAATGAATTCAAAAGAAGCAGCACTTATATACGCTTTTGGAATTATCTATGTCATAGCAGTATTTATTTACATGAAAGGGTGAGGATAAATGAAAGATTCTAATTGGGACTTAGACTTGCGTGCTGGAGAAATAGGCGAAAGCAAGGTAGCAGATTTACTTCATGCAGATACAGTCGAGGTCAAGACTGATAAGCGATGGAAAGATACTGGAAATCTATTTATTGAATACTCGTGCTGGCAACAGAGTACTCAATCATGGCAAGATTCAGGTATATTAACCTCAAAGGCTACTCACTGGGCATTCGTGCTTGATGAGAGTGTGCTAATTGTAAGTAGGGGACTACTGTTTGATGTAATAGAAAAGTTCGGTAGACCCATCTCAAATAATAAGATGCCTAATCCATCAAAAGGTTATTTGATTACACCAACTCAACTAATAAACTATCCTAGAGTTATGAATGAAAAGTTTGATGTTGCTGGGGAACATTACAAGAATTATATGGAGCAGGAGTATCCAATTTGAAGGATGGATTTCTAGTCTTCATCAGCCCCATCTTCATCCCGCTCTTCTTCTTGTTCTTTTATTTCTTCGGGTTCAAGATTATTCTCAGTATCTTTTTCACTATTTGGAAAATCCTTATCTAACCAAGGTCGGAAGCCACCGATTCTGTTGATAAGTTTTTTCAATGCTCGATTGTGGCGCATACGGACTGCATCATCGCTACCTAACTTCATCTCGGCAGCAATATCGCCATAGTCCATAGATTCAGCGTACCTGTAAAACAATACTGTCCTATCCTCAGTGTTGAGTTTGCGGTACGCTTTATCTATTTCTATCATCATTACAGTCATATTGCCACCCTCTGCAGGAGCAGGTGGATGACTCGGTCCAGTAAGATTTAACTTATGACTACCACCATACTCGCCTCTGATTACAGATGGTAGTAGTGATTCTATAACTACAGGTTCATAATAATATATATCAGAAGTCTCATAGCCTAGGGACTTAGCCTTCCAGCGTTGGCAGTAATCTAATGCCTGATTGCGGAGTGAGCGATAAATCAAATTCTTGGCGTCTTTTTCGCCTATGGCTTCCCATTCATTTAACTTATTAGGATGTTCCACAAACCATTGATACAAAGATTGTTTTATATCATCTAGTTCAACCATTTCATACTTCTTATGGTATTCAGATGAAACAGCAACTACAATGTAGTCCCACTTCTCAATGCGTTGCCACTCCATTTATTTCCACAACTTTCCATCAAATACAAATGAACCATCCATGTTGACTGGAACAAGATGAGGTGTAACTTTATTGCCATCTACATACAACACACCAAATCCTTTATGCCATGTAAATAATCCACCACGAATATATTTAGCAAACTTAAAGTCCATTAAGCAACCAACTTCTAATCCCCAAATAGTTTTAGGGTGTCCGCCAAAGTATGATTGGGTGTAATGTGTCAAGCCCATTCGGTGCGTATGCCCACAGACTACGGACATGCCAGCACGTTTGGCTAGCCCAAGTGCGGTAGCACCAGCAGTAGGCTGTACGTTGCCCTCATCACCATGTAGTAGCAACCAATTAGGTGCTAGTTCATATGGCTTCTCGTGGTATTTAATGCCTAAGTTATCTAACTTAAGAAAGTTTTTTAACTCTAATTCAGGTAAGCCAGCAAGTCCTGGCGCTCTCATTTTAATTGTATTAAACAATCTATCTGTATGATTAGAGCGAATCATATGTTTAATTTTTAATGATTCAAGCACACGATATGTTTCATCTCTATCTTGACCAATAGATTTTTCGTGTTCTAACTCAGTCCCTTTACTCCATTTTGATATAGTCTGCATATCCATTTCGTCTCCAACCGATACTACTTCATCAGGTTTATAAGACTTAATGAAGCGGGATAATACGGAGACTGCTTTTCTGTCATGATACGGGACCTGCAAATCGGAAACGCAAACTATAATTTTCATTTCTTTTTGGCTCGTCTCTTATTCTCTAAGCCTACATTTTTCTTTTTAGACAGTACTCGTAGGTTTTTTATACTGTCTCTACCTTCACGACCACCATCATCTTTGTGGTCTACTTCTTGATTACGCTTTAATTTTTTACCAGTAGCCTTCTTGTAATCAAGGCGTGCTTTATTGGTAGATGTAGTCTCAGTCGTGCCATCTTTTTTCTTACGTTTGATAACATAGATGGGACGTCCACCATTCTGTTTACTGCCTTTATATGGTCCAAATATTTTCATTTGTTCCATTCTCCTCTCAGTACTAGCAGTCCAATAACTGCATAGTTAGCCATATCTTTGAATGAATCCTCAAGAGATTCATGTTCGGGATTAGTTTTGCTATCATATAAGTTATTTATACGAGCCAACTTATCGTGCATACGAACTCTAAGTCCATTCAATGCACCGCCAGGAGCATCAGATATATTTTTTGGTCCGTAATCTTTATGTTTAGACAAGAGTAAATCTACCAGTTCTTGAAAGGTTTGCGCTACTGATGACTCAAAAGAGGCACTGTCAGGGTAATTACGAGTTTCCCATCCGCTATCTGTGTCTTGGTTATAAGGAAACCTTGCTTTTCCAAGTGGGTTATAATCTGCCATGCTTCATCACTCTCCATCTTTTTCATAGTTTTTTAAGAAGTCCTCAATTTCATAATCTATGCCACGCATATGTTCGTCAATAATTAAGTCTTCAATAAAGGCTTTCATTTTCTTAGGACTAGTTTCTGCTGCATATAATGTTGCAAAAGTACCTTGGGTTATATCTTTTACATACTCTGGTGTATCTGCATTGTCGTATATGGTTCTTAATAGAGAGCCAATTAACAACTGATATCCGCCAGGAAGGATTAACTTAGGGTCAAATGGTGGTTCTTCAAGGTCATCCACTAAATGGTCCGTTGCATCAAATACATTATCAAAGTGCTGTCCGCAAGTTTTGCACGGAGGAATTTCTTTATACTTCATATGTTCCAACTTTTTTATGGAAATATGAAGAACCTTCTTTGACGTACATAGAATTAACGTCCTCTCCATCTGGTAATTGAATAGTTGTTACTGGTAATTCTCTTGATAATGCTGTTGCAAATTCTTTTCCTGGCTGGTCTCCGTCAGCAAATACAAATACTCTTTCAAAGTCTGCAAGTAATCTCGTGTAATGTTTCTTCCATGAGTTTGCTCCAGGAACACCAACGCAGGGTATGCCAACCAATGACGATATAGTTATAGTATCTATTTCGCCCTCGCAGATTCCAATGTAATCCCCTGCTCTTTCAATATCTAAAACATTATACATTTTAGTTTCAGCGCCAGTCATTCCCATGTACTTAGGTTCAATAGCAGGATGAAGAGCACGAAAACGAATATCGACAACACCACTCTTGGTAATATACGGTATGGATAATCTTCCTGAGAATGCTTCATGTCCAACCTCAGGCTCCGAGACTACGCCTAATCGAGCCAGTCGAGCCGCTTCCCTTGTTATTCCCCTGCTTGTTAGGTAGTCTTCCGCCTGAAAGATATTTGTTGCGTATTTGGCTGTTGCTGAATCCAGTAATTCCCTCTGCGAATGATTTTGCCTCACGTATATCCACGCCTTCTTTCTTGGCTATAATTTGTAAACTATTGCCTTGCATTCCGCAGGCAAAACAATTAAATATATTTTCTTTTGTATTAAAACTTGCTGAACTATGCGTATCATCATGAAATGGACATTTAATATTTACTTGTCCCGTAGTTCTATTCATCTTAGCGCCATAGTGACGTAAGACTTCAACTATATCTGGCAAATCATCCGTCAAATACATCGCCCAACCTTAATACTAAATAGGAATCTGCTATAGATTTTCCTCTGGCTTTGATGACAACTGCCGATAAAACCAATTCCCTTTTAATCTTTCTTGCTTCTGAATAATTTGTCGCTTCGATTTGAGCCTCTTTGGTCCAACCAGATAAGTCAATGCGACCTGATTGACCTGGGGCTTTGGCTTCGATGATACCAATGTGCCCGAGGAAGTCTTTACGGACGACAATATCTCCTTCATCTTTAGAACCTCTTCTTGCAAGTCTCTCACTATCAAGTCCAATTCGTCTAAAATAATCTCGTAAGTCGGTTTCAAAGTTTGCTCCTCTGGCCTTATGGCTTTTCCTAGTTGTCATGAATTCTCTGGGATGTCTTCTACATACATATACTCTGGATTAAATGCTAACCAAGTAATTAGCGTTCCCCCCGCATCCGCTCTTCCATATCTGTTCTTGACCGAAGCCACGCCCAAAGAAGTTCCAACGGTTCCGAGTGTGCAGATGAGTGCTGGTAACTGGGCAACCTTTCCTTGTAATGCACTTCGTGGTTGACACGGCGTACCCATAACCGCTTCGGATGTGTGATGTAGTACCATAACAGCCGAATTTGTAGCCCTAGCAAGATACTTTAACTCCTTCATAATTGCACGCATTGAAGCGAACTCTTCACCACCATCAGTGGCTACATCCATTAAGTTATCTAATACGATTAAAGTTGGAGGACAACCCCACAACTCCTCAAAAGCCTCAACCTCTTCTGCAATGTCTTGCAGGGTTGGTGATGACTCGAAGCACCAAATTATATGACTGCCTTTTTGTAGGACTGCTTTAGTCCATCCAACATCAGTATTAAGTTTATGCTCAACATCTGTTTGATTCTTACCTGATATCATTGACGCTAGGCGCATAGCCATAGTATGTGCATTAGTATCAGCGGATATGTAAAGAGTTGGAACATTTGTTTTTAATGCTAACGCTAACGCAAGGGTTGATTTACCAACACCAGGAGCACCAGCAAACATTGAAACTTCTGAACGCCGTATGATAATTTTGGATGCTTCGAATGCCTTGAAACAACTAGGTAGGGGTTCGCCCCCGATAGATGTCCGTCCTACTGACCTGACAAGTGTACGCATTGTTCCCCTACCTCGTTGTTAAAATGGAAATTGTTCGTCGATTAATTTACTGGCTTGCATTGGTCGACTCCCTGTGGCATTGGACATACCCACATTGCGTATGGTTTGCCCGTCTTGCTGGAGACTCCCGCTTTGTACTTCCTCTGTCCATGTTGACATGTTGGCCCCGCTGTATTTGACGGAGCCGACGCCTGGGGTGGTACTAAGGAGGCTTGAGGCTCTGTGCTTATAGTGGAACGTGGCGTCGATAAAGGGGCGGTTGCCGATGCTCCCACCACCAACTTTTGTACTGCTGCAATTTGAGTAGCATAATCGCCAATGCCCTCAAGCAGTACGCTTAATTCATCCGCAGTATTAGCACGGACATTTATCATATCTCCAGTTGGAGTTTTATATGATACTTGTAGTTTCCATTCTTCTGCCATTATTTTTCCTTCTTTACTGAGAATTGACAATGAGCGGTAAGTCCGCACATGTATTGGCAAGAGTTTGTGTTGGGCAAGAAAATACCTGCCTTACGAGCCTTGTCAAACTGTTTAACCAAGTACTCCATCTTGTCGTAAGTATATCCCGACAAGTCTACCATCTCGCCAGTATTGCTACCACGAGACATATAGTAATTGCCCCATTTGATTTCTTGTCCAAAAGTTTCTTCGATTCCTAACTTGTAGAAACCAAGTTGCAAACTGCTGGATGGGGTATGTTGTGATGTTTTCAAATCAACTATTACTAAGTGACCATCTACCTCAAAAATTCTATCTATAACCATTTTGATAGGTACATCAGCCACTACAGGCATTAACTCTAACTCAATTGCTGGGCGTCCATCTGGTGTTATCCAGATTTTCCAGTTACTGTTCTGTTTACGCCAAGCAATATACTGCTCAAGCCATAATGGACCTTGAGTTTGCCAGAAGTTAACATCTTCTTTATTTGGGGTATTCTTTGTGACCTTACCACCAATACGAGCATTGGTTAAATCAATTCCATCTGATTCTAATGCCCATGCTTTTTCCCACAGTTCTATACTCATAGGTTCTCCCTATCGTACATTTCTGTGGCTAAGTGAAATGTTGAACCGCCAACTGACCAAACAGATGGCTCTTCTTGCTTTTCAAGTAGTCTACCAAGGTAGTACTGGTATCCACAAGTTAAATAGGTGCTGAAAGCACTGTAAGACATGTGCTCTGGTATGGTGTATTCTTCAAGTTTTATTGACATGCGTATATGTTAAACTACAAATTGATAGTTGTCTAGTTAAAACTTTTAACTGGACATACTGGATTGGGTTGTGTATAATTGATTATAATATAATATATAATATAAAAACCCCGAAGGGGTTTTATTAATATATAATATATATAATTATATATATCTAAGGAGTAATATGTCTAGTTTATTTTGGACCATTTTCTATGCAACTGTAGCAAGTTCCTTATTTGTAACCCTAATTCTATCATTTATTGGGGAGTTACAGGTACGTCGTGAGTTCCGCAAACGGGATGATTTCTTTGATGAGTTTGAAGAAGAGTTGGAAGATGCACTGGGGCTAAACAGGTAAAGAAACGACAAAAGACCCCCCTTCCTAGTATCTCTACTGGGTCGGGGGGTTTTCGTGTCTCTAAAGGGCCTTTAAAGCCCGATTAGGGGTATTTAATTAGAGCCTAGACCGTATTCTTTTTCAGTCTTATCAGCCCATTTAGCAGCAGGGGCAGCCAATGCACCGATTAG